GTCCTGCAGCAGCAGGCCGTGGAATGCCGGGGTGACGACAACCCAGCGGTTGTCGGACGGCACGTTGTCCTCGTCCAGACGGACGCCCAGGTTCACCAGCGTCTCGTAGGCCTTGTTGGTGCCGGTGGAGATGGTGGCTTCCGCGATGAGGTTGCCAGAGTCAACACCGGAGGCCATCAGGCCGGCGATGTACTTGTCCGTGGCGTCCTTGAGCAGGTAGCCGGCGCGGCGTGCCTGCTCGTTCATGACGTCGCCGCGCGCCTGGCGCTTCTCAACGTCGTCAACCTCGAAAGCGAAGTACTTCGACTGGTTGATGATGAGCACGGTGTCCATGTCATCGACGTCTTCCACGGTGATGTCCGTGTGCGCGGTGTAGTTGGCGATGGTCGGGTCCACCAGGTTGGTGATGTGGACGGTGTCACCGAAGTTGGAGATTTCGCCTTCGTAGTTCCGGTTGACGACGCCAGCGGCACCGTAAACGAGGGACTTCTCAAGCGCGACGGTGAGTTTCGCGGACCAGACTTCGGGAATGAAATTGGCGATAGCCATTGGGGGTCACCCTTTCTTAGGTGGTTTTGTAGAGCGACTTCAACTGGCCGTTCGCTTCCGCGGCCAGAATGGCTGCGGGGCTCATGCCAGCAAGGTCGGCCCGGGTCAACTGCTTCGGGGCGCCAGACTTGGTATCGCCCTGATCTGCGTTGCCTTGGAAACGCTTCTGCTCCGCGGCGGCGAGGTACGGCCGCTCGGTGAGAAGGTTTGCAATGGCGGTGTCAAGGGCTGCGGTGTCAACCTCGCCGTCGTCGCCTACCTCGATGGAAGACACGTCGATGAACACCAGGGCGTCGGCCACGTTGTTGAGCTTGCCCTTAGCCGCGGACTTGAGCTCGGCTTTCACCAGTCGCTCGTTGGCCCGCTGCGTGGCGGCAGTCTCACCGTCGCGGCGTGCCGCTTCCAGTGCTTGTTCTTCGGGGGTCTTGTTCTGAGCGTCACGCTCAGCCTTTAGGGTTGCGAGCTCCTTGGCCGTCAGCTTGTTGGCCGAACGCTCTTTGGCGAGCGCGGCTTTCAGGTTGGCGATGTCCTCGGCGGTCGGCGGGGTCGGTTCCTGCTGCTGTTCACCAGCAGTGGAGCCCTCGGTGCTTGCAGCTTCGGGCGTCACGCCGCTCTGCTGTTCCTGGCCGGCGCCCGCGTCGGGGCCGGTCGGGTTTTCGTTCTCGATGTCAGGCATTGCGGAATCACTCCTAGTTGGGTGGGACATTGCGGCATCACGCCGCGATACCCGCCCCAACAGGGACGGGAAAGGGTGGGCGGGTACTTGCTGGATCGCGCTTGCTCGATGGCTTGTGTGTCGATTCGCGTTCCCCGCCAGAAGCGATAGCCGGATTCGAACCGGCCTAGAGTGTTTTGCAGACACTTGGCTAACCACTCGCCCATATCGCCCTGCGCCCACCGGCTCATGTTCCGGTGGGCTATTCAGTTGTCTATTCAGTTATGCCCCAGCCCCATCGGGGAGCCTGTTGGCCCGCACCGGGACGCTAGGGACGTTCCTTGGTGCCAAGCCCGGGAGTTTCTGCAGACCTCCCGGGCCCAGCGGAGCGACGGTCTTAGCCCGCCGTCGCGCGGGAGCTTTCAGGCATCAGGGATGCAATCGTTGAACGCCTTTTTGTAGGTGTCCACGTAGGTTTCTTTCTTGGCACCGTTGTAGGTGACTTCCCAGTACATCCCCGCAACGGCGTCGGTGCTGACGAGGGCTTTCCAGTTCCCAAGCACCTTGCAGAACCAGACGATGTAGAGCTCATCCGTTTCATAACGTCCTGCTATGCGGGCCACGCTCTGCTTGGCCTTTTCAAGGAACTCGTCCGGGTTGCTCATGGGGTCCTCCTAGACCAAGTAGCCGTAATGGTTCAGCAAATCGTTCAGCCGGGCGCGGTCGCCCTTGGCAATCTTCAAGATCGTCTCGGGCATCAAGCGCGTCCCCTTCGGCAAGCGCCGGTCCAGCGTCCCGTAAGAGAACTGCCGCCGCGCCCGCTTGCCAGTGAGCTCCACCGTCTCGTAGACGTGGATCGAATGCTCTTGGGTGCCGATGTTCCGCGCTTGGATGGTCCGGCCGACGCTGCCAAGGTCCCGCGGGACCGTGCCAGGCAGGACCCGGGGCCCGTACTTGATCCCCAAAGCACCACGCCGCGCGTTCACCACGCGGGAGATATCAGCGCCCTCGCGGATGACCTCCGCGCCTGCCTTCGTGAAACGCCGGTCCTGCTCCGCGCGTGAGAGTTGATCGAAATACGCCCGCGGGGATGTCTCAATCGCCCCATCAAACGACTCCGCAGCAGGGACCGCGATGCAGTGGCAGTTCGGGTGCCGGGCAAACGCCTTCTGCCACGACGCGATACCCGCTAACTGGATACACCGCGAACAAGCACCGGGCCCGATCTGCCGAACCCACCGCTTGTACTGCGGCCGGGCGAACATCTGCACCCGGTCAGCCTCACGGCCAGAGTCCATCACAGCCGTCCGGCCGATCTGCGTGACAAAGTTCCGGCCGGCCGAAAGCACCTGGTCCGGGCCGGCGCCGCGGCTGATCTGATCGAACATGACCTGCGACGAGTACAGCACCGCAGAATCCAGCCCCACACCGTCGTCCGTCATGCCGGCAAACGCCTCCGGGTGGATGGCGGCCGTGGACTCAACCCCGTAATGGTCATCCACAGCCGCCATGTAGCCGCCAGACTGCCCCGCAGCCGCTTCCTGGGCGCCCACAAGCATTTGCAGCAGAGCGGGCGCCAGAGACGCCACAGACGCCGCTAGGTTCGAATAATCAACCTGCCGCCACAGCCTGCCCACCCGGAGCGTTACCTGGTTGGCCAGCAGCAGCCGGTCCATCTGATGCTGAGAGGCTATTTCCGCCAGATTGGTCAAAATGCTGCGCCCCCATCAGTGCCGCGTCCTGCGCCGCCTGTTCCTCTTTGGCGATCATTTCTTCGATCCGGTCAATCTCCGTGGGAGATACGCCGTCGAGCTCCATGAGGTAGCGCCGCGGGTAGCCGATCGTCTTCTTCTTCACCAAGGCGTCCGACATCTGCGCCTCAGACCGCATTTCCGGGTTCTGCCACGCGATAGTAGCCAACCGGACCTGCTCGGCCTGCGCCGTTTCGTTCTTCACCAAAGCCATGAGCCGGAAAACCTCCCGGATGGCCGGCGTGGCGAACTTCTGGAACTCCTGCGCCTTCTTCACCAGACCGATTTCCGCAGCCTTGAGCGCGTCAGCGGCCAGGTTCGACAAGCCCTTGTTCGACACAAGGTAATGCGGCGGTGTGCGGGTCTGAGCGGCGATGTGCCCCACAGCGAGCTCAATGACGTCAGTGAAGACGTCAAGCTTCGCGGCCGGCCACGAGTCGATCTTCGCGTCCTTCGACCCGGCGCCGCCGTTGAACACAGCGAACCGGGACTCGTTGAGCTCCTTCATCGTCACCGGGGCGTCACCGATGTGCTTGCCAGTGTTGTCGAGCACCTTCCGCATGGGAGGGTTCACGTTCAGCAGCACACGCGCCGGCATCGAGGCGTAGTCCCCGGCGTACATGGCGTAGGCCCACAGGATGTTGATGGCATCCTGCAGTGGGATGACCTGCGCAACCTCGGACACCGGCTCGCCACCCAGGATCGGGCGGTTCGGGACCTCAACCACCGGGACAACGCCCAGCGGGTTCGGCAACGGCCAAACATTGTCGCCGGACACCTTGACGTCGATCGGTTCCCAGCCGCCCGACGTGTAATCGCCCTGCGCCTGCTCCGACTGCGCCACCCGGTCGTTCATGCCGCGGCCAAGCTTCCGGTGGTACTTGAACACGTAGTCCGGGGTGTAGAGCGTGGCGTACTCGGTCGTCTCATCCACCCACGTCTTCAACGCGGCCTTCCGGCGCCGGCCCAGCATCCCCCACTCGTACTCAATCTCCACATGCGACGGATGCTCCCAGGACACCACCGGCACGTCATCCTCAGAGCCCCACACGATCACGAAAGACCGCTTCGTGTTGAACGACGTCAAGAAGCCCTGCGAAGACTGCATCTCCATCTCGTTCCGCAGCCAGTCATCCCACAAGTCATTGGCCGACGTCGCGTTGTCCCGGAACTTGAGGCCGGTGACCTCGATACGCTCACCGATCGCGTTCGACACCGGGGCGCACCAGTTATCCGAGAACTGCGAGTACCGGGCAGCGTTCGCCTTCAACCACTCAGCCGTCGCATACGTGAGGTTCTGATCCCCCAAGTAGTACCGCTCGTTCTTCTCAATTTCCGCCCGGCGCCCCAGGATCCGCGAATGGATCCGGTTCACAAGACGCAGCGCCTCAATCGCGTCCATGCCGTCTCCAATCCCGCCTAGAACCAGGCATATGTTGTGGTGTCGATGATGTTCCGGTCGCCGTTGGCTACCGCGTCGGCCGCCGCCTCGTGCGCGAGCACGGACGACATGGCAAGGTCGATCTTCTGCATTTCCGTGGCCTTGCCCAGGATGTACTTCTGGCCGGGCCGGGCCCGCTCCACCGCGTTCCGCATGTGAATGGCCGTCGTCTCGCACCCGTCATGGCAGAACTTGGAATCCGGCTCGATGATGTCCGTCTTCATCCGCTCGAGGCTGGCGTGCATCTGCGAGATACGGTTCGTCCGCCACTCGAAGAAGACCGTCTCCCCGTACTCGGCCTTCCACTCGTCAAGCTCAGTCTCAAACTTGAACGGGTCACAGTAGGCGCGGACAATCTCGAACTGGTTGTTGATGTCCTCCCACGCCCGGTGAATCTCAGGGCGCGGCACACGGCCGTCGAACTCCCGCGGGTCCCAGATCGTCTCCCGGGTCCCGTTGAAGTACTTCGGGGTGAACTGCTGGAAGTCCAGCGTCTCCAACCGGATGCCCGTGATGTCGTTCGTCTCCGAACCGTCGAACCCTGCACAGACCTTCGTGCGCGGCTTCACCGTGAACGACGCCTTGCGGTCCGCCCACTGCGCCGACTGCAGCCAAGTCCTCGAGCCGGCCACGATACGGTTCCCGAAGAAGCGCTCGGCCTCAGCCGGGTTCTGCTCCATCACGGACGCAGCCTCAGACTCGATCGAACGGATGTCCACCCACGGCGAGAAGCGGTAGTTGAACGCGAAGATTTTCTTCCGGTCAGCCTTCAACCGGAAGTCCAACGACGTCGGCGGCGGGTAGTAGTGCTTGTAGACGTCCTTCTGCCGGGACTCGTACAACGCCTGAGCCTGCGAATCCTCCGCGGGGTCATAGCAGTTGGTCGAGTTACCCAGCCGGCCGCCCATACCCGCGGCGCCACGCGCCAGGGTCCGCCAAAACTTCTTCATCTTGTTCGAGTCAGTCCAAAGGCCAATCTCGTCACAGAGGCCGCGGGAGATACGCGCACCAAGCCGGCCGTCAGCCTTCGACGTCACAGTCTCAATGCGGGAATCGCGGTTCTTGTTCGGGTGCTTGATGAACGCCTCACCAGTCCGCAGCAGGTTCGCCAGCGGCCCGTTGTCGATCATCGGCACCAGCGCGCCCCAGGTGTTCTCCACCTGGTCCTCCACGACAGCGGCGATCTGGATCCGGGGAGTTGACCACGGCCGGCCCTTCGGCTCACCCGCGGCGTACTCGTACTCCCACCCGCAAGGGCAGCCATGATCCCGGCAACGGTACGTCTCCCCGAACGTGGCGAAGCCATCGAACACCGCGGGGCCCACGAACTCGAAGCACGCCTCCGCGGCGATGCCAGGAGACTTGCCCACCTTCTGAGCCGCCATCCACAGTGCCGTGCGATACCGGAACGCTACGTTCCGCTCGCCAGGCTTGGCAGTCGGCCGGACCTCGTAGAAGTTGCACAGGTAGACGATGTGGTCCAGCGTCGGCCGGAACGGCTGCCCGGCCATGTCCCCATCCGGGATGACTAGGTGCGCGTGCATCCAAGAAGCAGCCAGCCGGCCAAGCGTTACCTGCGGGATCGAACCCTCATGTGCCAGCACGGACAGTCACCCCGGCAAACAGATCAGTCACGTTGTCAGGCTTCTTCTTGCCGCGGGGTGCAGCCTTCGGTGCCGCGCCGGCCACAGTCTCGGCGGTTGCCACCGAAATCTCATCCTGCCGGGCGAAGCGCCACTTGTTCCGGGCCAGACCCGCCGTGGACAGCCCAAGGTCCTCACGGGCCTGCCGAAGCTCTCCCAGCAGCCCAGACGACGATGGCGCCAAGGACGCCTCAGCCATAGCGAACGCCCGGCAATACAGCGCCACGTTCATGATCTGCTTGTTGATGAGCCACATAGGCGCCTGGCCCTGGGACCAGAGGTTATTCCAGAAGTACATCTCCCGCTCATGGAGTTGGATGAACTCTGCATCTTCACCCTTGCCCACAGTCAGGCCGAACGATGAAGTCAGGGGCCAATCCGGGGCGGGGAAATCCCACTGCGCCGGCAAAAGTGCCCACTCGCCCTTATCGAACTCCCGGGCAAAAGCATCAAGGTCTGGTTCCGGCCCGCTACGAGCCCTAGGTCCACCACGCGCCATCAGAAATCACTTCCTCAGACAGAATCCCGCTGGAATCACTCCATCCGGGCGCCCCGAACCTCGGGGCAAAACAGTCGAACATGTGTTCGAAAATCAGGGGGTATTCAACCCTTTGAACTCACTTGCGGTTTTTTCGCCCTCCCGGGCGCGTCCCCGCGGCGGGGCGGCCAGGGGGTTCCCCCCCGGGTTGCAGCTCGTTCGCCGGCGTCCTGGGGCCGCGTTGCGCCGGCTTGTGCACATGTCAGCTTGTGCACGTTCGATACGTTCATGCGTTAGTGATTCATTGCCCGATTGATTGGGCTTTACGTCATGAGTAGTATAGAATGTTTACATGAGCAACCGAATGGATAGCGCGGAACGTAGAGACCTACGCATGACATGGGAGAGCTACCGTGACAATGCACTCGAGCAGCTAGGCAACCATTGCCGCGGTGGCAATGTCCTAACGGATGCGGCCAGGGCCAATGGCAAGCGGGCAGAAGACATCTTCGCCGGCCCCTGGCACCATTGGGCCACACTGATTACGGAAGATGCGCGGGAGTGGTTCGACTCGAATCCGCGTATGACCTGGACTGACTTCATGAGAGACATGAAACCGGCCGCGGTGGACATGCGCACCTATCAAGCCGGCACTGCAGCTATCAGGAATCTTGAGCAGTTGCGGGATGACCTGGCTAAGCGCACTGACTGGGTAATCCAAGCACGTGAGGCTGGGATCACCTGGCCCGAGTTGGAGACTGCCACGGGCATGACGCGCGTAGCTCTCAACAACATGGTGAAGAAACAAACCGGGGGAAAGCTTCCCTAATCGCGTAGACCGTAAAGAATCTATGCTAAGATTGATCCATAAGCAGCCAAGAGAACGGCCCCGCGGATACGGCAAATATCCCGGGGCCAGGCAACCAAAACTAAGGAATGATTGCGATGACAAGCTACCACAAACCGACAACATGGGCCGGCGTTACCAAAGTAGTAGGCACCGGCCACACGTTCGATTGCCGGCCGCTGCGGCTCAAGGGTGAGAACATCTACATTCTTTCCGCCCGCTCCACTGACACTTACCTTTACGGCTACCGCGACACGTTCAACCAGGAAATTGTTGACAGCGCGCGGGAATTGGAAGCGCGCTACCTGGGCGAGTTCGACCGCGTCACAGCTCAGCAGCCTACAGACGTCACTTACTACATTGCCCGAGACGGTATCGCGCTTATCCGGGTTCGCCGTAACGGCGCCGTGGAGGTCAACACGGAAGCACTCCGCAACGGGAACAAGCGTTACTCGGACGTCGTGACCAAGCTCGAGCCGGTCCTAGTGGATCTGTTCACCAGCCGGCCGGATCACTGGCTTATCGGCACTACCGTTTAGTTTGCTTGACTACGTGCCATAAGGGATCAATCGGCCCTTATGGCACGTAGCCGGGCAAACTCAACCGGGATCCACACAACGCTAGGGGACACCATGAAGAAGACTCTCATCACTGCAGCGGCCGCGGGCGCGATCATCCTTGGATCACTCGGGATCGCTGGACCGGCCAGCGCGGCGCCGGCGACGTCCTGGGACTGTGACACCAGCGGCCGGACTCAGTGCACTAACCGCAACTTGGAAGACGCCTGGGATTCATTCGACGGACTCAGCAAGGCGCCTAAGTACGACCACAAGCACGTGCTGCGCTACTCAGGCACATTCCACAAGCGGCCGGCGACGTCGAAAAAGTCCGTTGTCATCCGCTCCACCAGCAAAAAGAGCACCTGGCACGTCTTCACCTACACAAAGTAGTTTGCCGGACGGCGTGCCATGTGGAGAGATTCACTCAACATGGCACGCAGCCTAGCAACCTAGGACCAAACACTAAGCAAGGGGACATCATGCGAAAAAGCATCATCACGGCGGCCGCTACGGGCGCGTTATTACTTCTCACGGCCTGCGGGCCCGCTACGGCGCTTGACTGCCCTAGTGAGGACTACAGCGGGCCCACGGCTTGCCACTGGGATGCAAGCAAGCAAGGTAACGGCCAGGGCCAGTCTTTTATGTGGACTGGATCCAAAGTCATCTACTCGAGCAAGTAAGGACTAGGACAATGGCAGACACAAAGACTCAGCACACCGGCCACGCGATCGTTATGCATGACTCATCTTGGAGCGGATGCCAGGACTGCGGCCGCTGGATCGATACCCGCCAGGACGCTTCCTAATGGGTATCCGTTCCGCGCGGCGCCTCACCACAGCCGCGAACACTGCACACCTAGACATCCTCCGGCGCCGGCACGCCGCCTATTTGGACATGGCGGCCACGGCCAGGGCCAGGGCTGGGAAAGATCCGCAGTGGCACCAGCCGGCCGAGCTGGTTTGGTGCCTAGACCGGGCGGCAGACACTAGGACACTAATTGCGTGGGCTAAGAGCCGCGCGTAACCTCTCCACACTTTCAACCGTAACCAGAGTAAGGACTAAGACTAATGTTCACATTCAACAAGGATTACAGCGACTACGGCCAGGTAGAGCAGTTCCTACCCGCTTTCATGGCCCGCGCTGCAGAGCTCGCCGCGGCCGGCCAGTATCCCTACAATGATTCATTCAAGGGCCACGTGCCAGGGATTGAAGGGCCGGACGAAGATTCCGCCATCTACATGCTCAAGGGCTTGGAAGACCTCAATAAGCAAAACGCCAAGATTGCGGAATTGCTCGCGGCCGGATTCGAGCACGTGACCACATTGAACAAGGTAAGCAAATTCCGGCGCGTCGTACTTTACCCAACTAATCGGATGGGCGGATCGTGGGCAGAGTTTGAAGACGCGCGCGTTATCCCTTACGAAGACGGGGCGCCGCGCGCGTTGCTCCCCAAGGGAAAGCGGACTAACGGGCACCTAGTGTCCGGCCGCGCAGTGCTCGCACTGGCATGAGTTGCGCCGGACATTCCCGCTAGGACACGCGCCTAGCGGGTTTACCCGTTTCAACTAGCAAGGAGAGAGAGCATGGCAGATACAGCAGCACTAGCGGCCGGTGTTTGGGCGGTGAACCATCCTGACGCGAGCGAACGGCGGCGCCTCATGGATGGGCACCGCATGCGACGGATAGAGCGCGAGCGCGCCGGCCTCATCACTACGGACCATTCAGCAGCGGATGCATGGATAGTGGAGCAGCACCACGCCGGCCAGGCACAAGGAGAGTAGAGACAATGATCCGACGTAGGCAACCGCTAGGCGAGCTCCCACGGGGGATGTTACGCGCGGCCGGCCGCGGCTCCCGGGGACGGGGCGCGGCCAGGTGATGCGCCGGCGCGCCCGCATGGGGGATAGGCGCGCCGGCGAGACAGGGACGGCCGGCGATGGCGGCCAGCCACCAGCGGGGAGCCCCTAGGATTTCGGGGGAGGCCCGCTGGCTGTATCTTTGGGCCTTCTGTATTTTTGGGCGGCGCCGTTTTTCGCGGCGGCCGCCCTTTTCTGTATCCCCAGGGCTGTATCACCTGGGGCTGTGCCTGCTCAGTTGGCGGCGTTCCAGCCTCCGGGCTGGTTGCGGGCCGTCTCCGTGTTGTGGCAGGACTCGCATAGGCCGCGGCCGTGCCGTGGGTCGTCTGGGTTCATGCCGAGTTGGATGAGGTCTTCGCGGCCTTTGGGGTAGTGGTCGGCGCGGGTGGAGACGGCGCACCTGCAGAGGACGCATACCGGGTCACGGTCGAGGACGGCGGCGCGGAAGATCCGGTGTCCCTTGGACGAGTAGGCGCGCGTCTTGTTCCAGTGTTCCTTGTTCGCGGCCTTGGTGTGGTCCGGGCAGCGGGAGCCTGTGGTGCCGTCGTGGATCGTGGGGCAGCCGGGCTTGGAACAGATGCGGGATGCCATCACGTCTCCATGCTCTCGGTGTGCCGGCCGGGCCGGGAGTGTTTCCAACGAGGGATTCCCAACGGCGTTTCCCAACGGCTGTTTGGCGACCCCCACGGGGCGACCCCCATTGGCGACCCCCAACGGGCAACGGCTGGTGTGTTTCCAACGGCGCCGGGGGCGGATGCCAGGTGCTTGTTAACGGGGGAAGGGCCGGCGCGTTTCCGCTACCGGCCCTCCCTCTCAGCTACTCATCCCACTTGTACTAGAAGACTACTCTGCACCGTTCGGAATGGCAACTATCGTCCCATGTGACACGCCGTGTCGGTCGGCGTTGTTATGGGTGAACAATTCGAGGCGCCTAGCGACGATGGCTTCATTGGCTTCTTCCGCGGTAGCAAAGGTGCCCACTGAGTAAGTCCGGCCATTGTGCTTTACTCGTCCCTCCCACGGCTTGTTGCGAAAGGGCTTCTTGTGGAAGACCACGCCTCGGTAGCCGGATGTGTTGGTGCTAAAGAGTCCGTTGATGTTCTCGATGTTCTGCTTAGGTGTTGCTAGCCGCAGATGTTCCGGCTTCACGCATGCCCTGTTATGGCAGATGTGGTCCACGAGCATGCCGTCAGGGATGGGCCCATTTGTGAGAGCGTAGGCGAGCCGGTGCGATCCGTACGGGCGCCTCTCGACATGGAAGACGCCGTAACCCTCGGGGATCTTGCCGGCTAACCAGTTCCAGCAGGCCGAGGTCTTCTCAACCTTGCTCCAAAACCTGGGCTCAATGTCCTGCAGCTTGGAGAGCAATTCTTCGTTTACACTAGGCAAATCGACTCCTTCAAAGTCGGTCGCGCCCCGGGACTTTCGCCAGTCGCCGGGGCTTCTCGTCCCCCTATTCTATCGCGTCCGTGCCATATGGCACGCGGTCATGGACTCATCTCGGCAACTGTTTTGAGGATGTCTCCAACCCTGAAAATTCGGCCGCGCTGATCCGTCGTGAAAGCAACCTGTCCTCGGTCGGCCCATGAAGTCAGGGTCTTGAGTTTGATCTTCGTCCCTGCCATCTCAAGAGCTCGGAGGACCGTGGCTGCGTTCGCTGTAAAGTCCATGATCTTCTCCCGCTCGGCCTCCTGCAGGTCCGCAACGACATAAGAGACGTTGCATGGCTTGCATCGGACTTTCTCGTGCCCGGCCACCGTGTAGAGCGTCCCTAGGCAGATGACGCACTTGCCAGCGCGTATCCTCTCGGGGGGGAGGTCGATGGCCTTCGTGGTCTTGGTGTATGCGGTGAGGATCCGGTGGTGCCAGTCCACGGCTTCCGGGTGTTGGACTATTCGGGGCATCAGCCGGGCGAGCCAAGCACAAACTCCGGGGACGTCGCGGTCATTGTCCCTCGGCTGTACGCCTAGGCAGTGCTGCACTCGGATGGCAACGGACACGAGCTCGGCCCGAAGGATCAAGCGCGCATCGGATGCGCCGATGTTCACGGGCAGGGGCCGGTCGTCGTCGTTCTTCACAGACCCGCCCTGCCCTCCCGTGACGGACTGCTTCGCTATGGACACCATCATCGTCGCCAGCCTGTCCGGGACGTCGCCCAGGATGTCGATGAAGGACTGCTGGTGATCGGCACATAGCGACGTCGAGCACTGGCATGTGTTCATCTGTCCTCACATTCGCACGGCTTGACCAGCCAGCAAACGTTGCAGACATCCACCGGGCGGACGGGCCGCGCCGATCCCTCGCAGTCAGCGTGGACAAGGACATCATCCAGCGCGTAAGTGACAAGGTCCCCTGCGCGGATCCGCTCATCACATGTGCAGCATGTGCCGCCGTACTTCGCTTCAAACTCGCTCATCGCGTCCCCCTGTCGTCTTCGAGTCCCAGCCGTTCAATGATCTGCCGGTTCAGTTCGTTGGCCTGCCCGGAACGTGCCCGGGTGAGGGTCTGGTGGTAGGACCGCTCAACGTTCGCTTGGTAGGCGATCAGGTTCATGGTGCGCTGCTCGTAGGCGAGTGCAAGCGTGGCTTCCACCTGGGCGTCGAGGATGGCGGCCAAGCACGTCGCATCCGTGGCCCCTTGCTCGGACTGCCACCCGTGGACGCCTTTTTGCCGGAACTTCGCTACTGCCGGGTGTGTGTTGTCGCTCATCGCGTCTCCTTGCATGTGTCTGGTTCGTCGCCGCGGAGTACCCGCTGCAACTCCCCAACGTTGATCCGGCCACACCCCCACTCGTTCTCGAGCAAGTAGAGCGCCTGCCGGTTGCGGCGTTCCGCTTCGCACACGGGGACGGGTGGCAGTTCGGCCCGGTCCTGCTGGGCCCGCGCTTGGGCCTCACGTAAAGATTCGATGTCGTCACGCACGCTGCGGCTCATGCCCGCTCCTGTTTCTCGGCGTCGGTGAGGTCCTGGTAATGGCGTGCGGCTGGCTCCCAGGAGCGGGATTGCCGGATGTTCAGGTCCGGGAGCGGCGCATCATAATCAAACGGGGTGGGTGTGGCGGTCATGCTCCGTACCTGCTTTCGAATCTGTAGTCTTCCCATTTGCCTTCCGCGTATGCGTCGGCTTGATCTTGCGCGATCGCGGCCAGGCACGATTCGCACTGGTCGCAGTCGCCGGTTACGCAGTTGTCCTCCCCGTCGAACGGGTTCTTGTTCTCCCACTGGCGCTCAGCGGACTGGAACCCCGGGATCATGCTCGGGCCGCCGTGAGTCGCCGGTTCTTGCGGGCTAGGCGGGCGGCGCGGCCGGCCAGATACCCATCAAGCTCAACCTTCGTCGCGGTCACATTGCCCTTGCCCTTCTTGTTGCACTCAAAGCACACGCCGTTGACACGCTTCCGGGTGCCCGGCGCCAGGCTCTTGTCGTCCGCGGAGCTCCTAGTCATCACCCCGCACCCCGGGGCCGGGCAGGGCAGGAGTGGGAAGCGGAGGCCGGCCGCGAGACTGTTCTTGCGCCGCACGGCGTCGTAGCAGAGCGAGCACTTGCCCTCGGACATGCGGAGCCTGGTCCCGGGGTAGTCGGCGGTTTTCATTTTGGAGGACCGGGTGATGTTGTCGCAGTCCGGGTTGGCGCACGGCGCGAGGCCGCTGCGCTTGGGGGTGGGTGACATGGGTTTCCTTTCCTGCCCTTCTGAGGGCCGCAAATTGTTTGGGTGGGTGGTTGGGCCGGGCGCGCCCCGTTCGGCTCTCCTGCCCCGCATTCTGGGTCAGTGGTGCCATATGGGACGCGCCCGGACACTAAACAGTGACGAACTTGAACACAATCCGGGGTTCCCCGACGCCGCCGTGGCGCATGTCGGGCCCGATTACGTGCATGAAGTCATCGTCGGGCAGCCACGTCGCGTCAACGATGCCATCGAGACACGCCTTGGCCGTGGGGTAAAGATTCCCAGGGTCGTAATGGTTCGCGCGGGCCTTCCACACATGAGCCTCGATCCGTACCGGCTTCGGCAGGTCCGGGCGGGACATTGTGCGGGCCGCGATCTTCGCCGCCATCCGCCACTGTGCTGTGAGCTTCGCGGCCGCCATGCGGTGCTGCCGCTGGTTGCTGTTCAGCATCACGCACGGTGCGGGGATCGACAGTTCAGCGAGGATCACGTTCAGAACGGCGGGTCGGTGGGCCCGTTGCCCCACTCGCCGCCCGCTCCCTGTGGCGGGGTGGACCAGTCGCCCTGTCCGCCTTTGTTGCCGCCCCACTGGCCGCCCTGCTGGCTGTTGCCGCCCTGCTGCTGGCCGCCGCCGTTGTTGCTGCGCTGGGTCCGGTTTACCTTCGCGTTCGCATACCGGAGGCTCGGCCCAATCTCGTCTACCTCGAGCTCGATGACGGTGCGCTTCTCGCCGGTCTTCTTGTCGTCATAGGACCGCTGCGTCAACCGGCCGGAGATGATGACGCGCATACCCTTCGTCAGGGATTCGGCCACGTTCTCTGCAGCTTCCCGCCAGATGGAGCACCGGAGGAACAAAGTGCTGCCGTCCTTCCACTCATTGGACTGCCGGTCGAACGTCCGCGGGGTAGACGCGATGGTGAAGTTCGCCACCGGGGATCCGCTCGGGGTGAAACGCATCTCGGGATCCGACGTCAGATTCCCGATGACCGTGATAGTTGTTTCGCCTGCCATGTCTATGCCACTGCTTTCTGGTTGGTGTACTTCTCGAGGTTGGTCAGGACAAGGCCCTGCCAGTGGATGTCCGTCTCAGGGTCGCCGTTTGAGACGACGATGACTGGGACTCCCGTGTATCCCAAGGACTTGATCGCTGCGAGGTCCGCGGGGGATTCCTCCACGTTGACCTCCTGGAACGCGATATCCCGCTTCTCCCACCATGCCTTGATGCGCTTGCATGGCTGGCACTCCGGGCGGGAATAAATGGTGATGGTCTTCGTCATGCTGCTTCTTTCTTGGTTTGGGCGCGTCGTTCGCGCCGGTATTGGTTCGCGGCCAGCCTGCAGGGGTCGCATGGCTTCTCGCCGTTCCTGCGGTGCCCAATGGCGCCGGAATAGGTGCCGTGCTTCCACGTCTTCTTCGGGGCCCCGGCCTCGCGGGACCGTTCGTAAGCGAGCCGTGCTTCCTTGCAGGGGTCGCATGGCGGTTCGCCGTTCCGGTAGTGCCGGATCGCTGCGGCGTAGGTGCCGCATGGTTGTACCGGCTTCCGTGTCGGTGGCGTGGGCGGTTTGGGCGGGGCCTGCCACGGGTCGTCACCGCCGCGTTGCGCTCCCCGGTACTGGTAGCCCATCAGCCGTCAACCTGGTCCGGGCGGATCCCGTACATTTCGGCCGTCGCGGCTATCAGCCGTTGCCGGCCAAGTTCCTTCGGTTCGAGGGACGCGCTTTTCAGGACTTCGAGGGCGGCCGTGGATGTCTGCAGTTTGGCGACAGCGCGCCGTACCTCTGCGAGGTCCCTTGCCACCAACTCAGCCTGCGCCGCCAGCGACTTCGTGGCCGTCGAATAGTCCGGGACTATCTCAACCATCAAGCACCGCCTTGTCCTTGGCCTTGAGGCCGTCCAGCCATTCACGCACCCACGGCGGCGGCGGCTCGACCCTCGGAGCCTCGATCGCTTTGGCGCTCCGCACGGCGGCCGCCCGGGTGGACTCAGCCTGGATGATCTTCCGCAACGCTGGCGGATCCACCGGAGGTCGGTACTCCACATCGCGGTTGTAGTAGATTTCCAGCGCCGCCCATGCCTGGTTGAACGGGTAGTCCATGAGCCGCCGTGACCATAGTCCGGCCGTTGGTGCGTTCACCTGTACGCGCGGGTCGATCGCGTTCGCGCCGACCAGCAGCTTCTTCATCTCTGTTTCGTTCACTGCCTCAACGCTTTCTGGTCGAAGATGTCTGTCTGCCCGGGGAGTGGCGCCCATCCGTCAAGGACCTGCAGGTTCGCCCGCATCCGGTCCTCGGACGTGCCGGCCTTCTTCGCCGGCAACGGTTCGTCGTCCCACGACTCGGCGTTCAACCATGTCGCCGGGAGCTTCGTGTACTGCTTCTCCCGGTTCGGGTCCTCCGCGTACCGCTGCGCGCCGGCTAGGAGTACTTCGGCTGTGGTCTTCTTCCGGGCCTTCATGTACGCCTTCTCGGCCACGCCCTTGCCCTCATGCCTTGGGTAGATCAGATACCAGTCAATGAACTCGTCCTGCGTAGCTGGACAAGTCTTTACAACCCCTTCCCTTCCCCTTTCCCCTTCCCTTTCCTTATGTACTTCTCTAGAAAGTTCTGTACTGATCGGTGAGGGCTCTGTAATTTGGGGGGCAGGAGCCGCGTGTTTCCGGGGTTTTTGGTCCACCACAGTCAGGTCCATGTCGGAGTATTTGGACTTCGTAGGGTTCGACACCTTCTGATGCTTCGCCCAGTTCGTCACATGGAGCACCTGGCCGTCTCCGTAGTCGTACAACGTCAGAGCCCCGATGGAAATAAGACTCTGTAGTGCTACAGAAATTTCTAGAGAATCCCCCGGGAAGATCTGCATCTTGATCCGCTTAGGCGAAAACGGCAAGAAACCCTCATCGTCCGAGAAGTTCCAGAGCCCGATGAACAACAGGCGCTCCACCGGCTCAAGCTCAACCAACTTCTCATCCGTCCAGAAGTCCGGTTTGATATTCCTAATGCGGGCCATGCCTGCTTCTCTCCTTCATCGCTCAGCGTCCCGGCCGCAAGCCGATGAGGGCAGCCAGGATATGTTCGGCCAGTAGCGGCGGTACCGCGTTGCCGATCTGCAGAAACTTCTTGCCGGTCCAGGTGAAGCCGGGCGGGTAACTTTGCAGGGCTGCGGCTTCTTCGGCGGTCAGGCGGCGTGTGCCGTCCCATTTCATGCGGTCGGCCTTACTGGTCAGGGTTGCTGACGGCTGATCAATGGTCCGCTCTCCCCGCTTCGAAGAGTCTCCACCGGTGCCATAGTTGGACCGGAGCACAAATCCGCCAGGCTCCATACCACCGGCTGACGCGCGGATGGCGAACGCTGGCGTATCAGCGTCTCGGCCTGGCCTGTCGCCGTAGCGTTCCACCATGCCCTTGCCCATGACCTTCTCCGCGGTAAAGCCTTTGAGGCCCAGCGCTTCGCCCATAGACACCCATTTCTTCACGCCGGGGTCGAGCTTGGTGGGATTGCTGTTGTAGTAGCGGGAGTGCGTTGGTATCGGCAGATGGACCGGGCCGCCGCGGCGGGCTACCAGTATGGCCCGCTTCCTGGTCTGCGGGACGCCGTACTGCTCAGCGTTCAGGACTTCCACCTTGACGTCGTAACCCCACTCGCGCATGACTTCCGCGCACGCTTCCCATACGGGAAGGACCGTGGGGACCTGTTCCCAGGCAACCAGCTTGGGCCGGTCCCGCCACACAAAGGCGAGCGGGGTTAGAACCAGCGCCGTGCGCATGTCGTGTTTCTCCCCGAAAGCCCGGAGAGCGTCAGCGTCCTTGTAGGCGTGGAGCTCGATGGCTTCAAGGACTTCGTTCAGCGCTGCCCTGCCTGCACCGTTCCCGGCCAGGCTGAATGTCTGGCACGGCGGCGATGCGATCTTGAGCCCATAGGACCCATAGCGGTCCCGGTGCTGCTCTCGGGTGAGCGCGAGCCCGTCCCATACGTCCCGGTAGATGGTCTTCATGCCGTTGGCTTCGCGGGTAGCTACGGCTTCATCCATGATTTCCACGCCGTCTTCATCGATGATGCTGAGTCGTTTGCAGGCGACTCCCCAGCCTGTGCCGGCGAATAAGTCCAGTGCCTTCACGCGGGCAGTCGTCCCGCTTGGCGCTTTGCGTGTCATATGGCACGCTCCCTTCCATAATTGTTGTCGATGTTGAACCATGCGCCGGCCGCGACGTCGTAGAACGGTGCAAGCTCGGGGTCTTCGTGGCGGCGGAGTTTCCAGCCGTAGTCCCTGGCGTTCTGTGCCCATTCGGCGTCTGACTCGATCAGGGTGTTCGCCGCTGCGCAGAGGACGATTACGTTGGCCGGCTGGTTGCCGGCCTTGAATCCACCATGGCCGCGGTTGGCGCGGTGTTGCGGGACTAGGGTGTCGTCGGTGGTGCCGCAGTGCGGGCAGTGGCCGTCGCGGTCGATGAACCGTTGGAACTGCTGTCGGTTCACTCGCCCTCGTCCTCGACGTAGATAGTGCCTATGGCGTAGCGTTCACGGCGGCCGGCCGCACGGTTCTCGCGCTGCAGGAGTTCCATCCGCTCTTGCACTTCCTCGCGGTTGTCGCTGAGGAACGGGAACGCGCCGAGTTCGGGTTGGCCGGATGCTTGGTTGTATTCGATGACGACGTATCCGATGTCGCTCATGATGCCTCGCTGACGTTGAGGGTGATGTTGTCGCCGGCGTGGAAGTCTCCCAGGTTCTCGGCGGGGATGTTCACGACTACCTGCACGAACGCGGCCCCAGCCCAGACAGCTACGCCGTCCACCTTGCCTTTGATGTCCTTGCTCATTGCTCTCCCCTGCCTGCTACAGCGAACGTGGCGCGCACTGAGGCGCCGATGGATTGGTAAGCCCGGAGTTCGGATTCGAGGGCCTTCGCGAGCCTGTCCGCGTACCTGTAGGCCGCATCTGAGACGTCCCTGGCGGTGCGCTCATGCTCGGTGGCTATCTCGGCCGCGTACTTCTTCGCATGGGCCGGGCCGTCGTAGGCCATGTACGCCTTAGCGAAAGCGAGCTCGTAGACGTGCGATGTCCTGGCGAACTCGGAGTACCTTTCGTTGCACACCCCGGCTGACTTGGCGATCCGATTTGAGATGTCCCGGATCCGCTGCTCTATAGCGACAGGATTAAGGACATCGACGCTCACTGGACGTCCTGGAAATACTCGTGGAACGTCTTGAGCAAGTCCTGCGTGTCCCGCAAGTAGTGGTCTTCAAGGTGGCCTGGGATGGCGTGCATCTGGAAGTGCGGGCCTAGGCCGCCTACTTCGCTGAATCCGATCGCCATGCCATGCAGGAAGTGCGCTTGCTGCTCGCTATCCCACTGCCAGAACAGTCGTCCTAGTTCCCAGTGGTTGATCTTGGTTTCGGTCGTGACTTCGATGGCCTTCATTCTGCGTCTCCCTCGTGGATGACCGTGGCGGGGAGTGTGATGGAAAAGTCCTTGTATGGGATGTGGTCGCCATCGTGGATTGACAGCCACCCGCCGTTACGGTCTTTCAGGAGGGCGTCCGGGTCTGAGTCAAGAATCATGCTCCCCACAGCCATCGCTTCTAGTTCCTCGATCGTGGTGATCGTGCGGGGCTTCCGGTAGCCTGCAGCGATCAGTTCGTCCGCGAGGGTGTAGTCCTGAGTGGCCGGGCCAAACTCGCGTGTACCGAAGATGCTGTCAAGCTTGCCGCCGATCAGGGCGGCCAGTTCATCGCGGGCGCTCATGCTGTGCCGCCGATGGCCGGGATGGATGCGCCAGGGGTGATGTTGGGAAGCTCCCCGCCGCGGTACGCCTCGATGATGCGCTTCACGCCTTCCTTGCCGCCCTCATAAGAAACGGTGAACGACTTCGGCTCGGCGGCCGGGACATAGGTGATGCCGTCCACAATCTCGCCTTCCTCGGTCAGGTACGTGTTGGTGGCGAGGTTGTATTCCTTCGGGATGACCTTTTCGACGTCGGCCCGGAGTTTCCGTTCCGTCCACGCTTCGACGGCGGGGTGTTCGATTTCTTCCACAAGGTCGGGGCGGTGCCATTCGCACCACTGCAGGAGGGCTTCGGGGTCGATCTTGTGGCCGGGCTTCGGCTCGGCGAGGGTGAACTGTGCCACCTTCTCGGCGCCGGGGATGTGGATGACAACGGTTTTGCTGCCTGTCTCCCGGTAGTTCTCGAGCAACGCGGGGAGGATCGCGGCGCGCCCGGCTTCCTGCTCGGCCTTCACGACGTCGGCAAGGGTTTTCAGCAGGAGGAAGCTGAGGTTGCGTTCCTTGAATGTGGGTTCGGTGGTCATGCGGGGATGTTCCCTTCGATGGGTGCGGGGTTGAGGGCGGCTTCGATCTTGGCGAACAGCCAGAAGTTCTCCGGGGCGCCGGCTTGCTTGGCGTGGTTGCGGAGTGCCGCGAGCTTGGTGACGTCCCCGCCTGTTGCCTGGAACAAGGCTTGCCAGTCGATCTTCGACGGGTCAGCCTGCGCGGGCCGCTGGTGCCGCTCCTGCTCGTAAGCCTCGGCGTCCGGGTCCGTATCATCCGTGGGGAGCATGAACGTCTGCAGCAAGCACGTTCGGAGAGCCACGGACATTGCCTTGGCTGTTGCCTTGTCTCCCAGGTCGAAAGCTTCCGCGACTACCTGCGAAGTGAACGTGTCACCCTCGGGTCCGGTGAACGTGTAGTCCACCACGACGTCAACACTGGTTGCCATCTTCCCGCCCGATAATTGCTTGCCGCTGGGCCGGTGCTCCACCCTTGACGGGTGGCATGTGAGCCCGACCTTCCGCATGGCGGGGGAGCAAGCGTTCACCACGGCATCGACGCCGCGGAAGTTGAAGTTCTGCTGGTTGTTGCGGCCGTCTTTGCGGACGGCGCCCACGGCTTCCATCACTGCCGTTACTGCTTCGTGGACTTTCATTACAGCCTCTCGTCGTGTTCTGTGGCCCATTCCATGCCGGTGCGGTCTTCGGGCCAGAGCCAGGCGCCGCGGGGCATGTGGGGTGGGTATCCCTCGCTGGTGGTGGCCTCTTGCTTCGGGCCGCCGTCGCTCACTGCGGGCCGCCGAAGATAATCAGGGCCAGGTCGTCGCCGTCCGGCTGCTCTGCCAGTACCCGGCGCGCGGCGGCGTGCTGCTTGGGTGTCGCGTTCGGGATCCGCCACACGTTCGCCGCGTGTTCCTCGCTAAAGAAGGACATCTTCTGCGGGACCTTCGGCGGCTCAACATAGGGTGCGTATGGTGTGCTCACGGATTGGCCTCCAATGCTTTCTCAATGGCTTCCACGGTCGGGCACCTGTGCCCTTTGTGGTCGTGGTGGTCGCTGCACCACTCGGAGATGTAGTCACCTTCTGTGCAGCAGGTTTCGCAGGCCTCGTGGCTGAATGTGTTCTCGCAGCCTGCGTAGTCCTCGCAGTCGATGTATTCGTACTCGTCGGGGTGCGTTCCGTCCGGGCACTCGCACTCGTCGTAAACCTTGATCGGCTTGTGCAGCGCGAGCGTGCCTTCTACGGCAGCCAGTAACTTCGAGATTGTGCGCTTCGCGGGAACTGGGACGGACAAGGACCAGTCCGGCTCGGCCAGGTCCCGGGCGAACTGCAGGGCGCGTGCCGGGGCGCTCATTGGTTGTTCTCCATGTTCCGGTCGTGGCGGATCGCGGGCCGGATCATGAGGCCCACGGGGACTAGCGCGAGGATGAGAATCAGTGCGTTCATGGCGTTACCTCCGGGGTGGGGTAGTGGACTGGCTTGGGATTGTTGCCGAACCCTGCGAGCGTCTTACGGTCGTAGGTGGTCTTGCACTCGCAGATGTTCCACGAACAGTTCTCTGACGCGCAGTGCGGCTTGGCCGTCAGCGCGCCGCCTGGGCGAAAGCACGACGGGCACATTGGGGTCTTGGCGATCACTTCGCCTCCTGGGGTTTCGGGCCCGCCCATGCGTGGGCTAAGGCGATCGCTTCTTCGAGGGTGTCTACGTGCTTCGTTTCCGGCACGCCACGTATTGACGGGTGGTTCGACGGGACAAGACGGTCCACAAAGAATCCGACATGCTTGCCCACGATGATGCGGGGCTTCACCGTCAGGCGGCGGTCCCGGAGTGTGCACGGTGACTGGACCTTCACGGGCGGCCGTCCTTCGCGGAATCCTCGACCCACTTCGCCAGCGCGTCGGTGTCGTAGCGGACAGCGGTGCCCATCTTCACGAACGGCGGCCCTTCTTGGCGGGCCCGCCAGTTCTCGAGCGTCCGGGGGGAGAGGGTGAGGTATGTGGCGGCTTCTGCCGTGGTGATGAGTGTCGGCATGGGTTATTTCCTGAGCTCTGCAAGGGTGCGGGTGAGGTCCATCGACCGGCGCCGTAACGCTCCGGTTGGTTTGGACCCGAAGGAGTAGTCGAATGGGGTGGACTCGCCGGGCGGCTGCCGCCAGGTCTGCCCTTTGGCTTCTTTGTCCAACTGCTTCATCGCTTCGTCGCAGCGTTCGATGAACTCCTGCGCGAGGGACTTCGCCGCGGCGATCTTGAATCGGGTCATGCTCACGGGTGTCTCCGTTCTTTCTGGTGGTGGTTACGTGCCCTGCCGGCGACTCGAACACCGGCGTATGCCGTCCAGGGCGTCCCGCTTGGCTACCGTTCGTGCCATATGGCACGCCGTACTGCGCGTCTCAGATGAGCAAATACCATGCGGGGGGCCGGCGCCATATGGCCGGCCATTTCAATGTCTCTATGGAAGTTTCAAGCAGCAGTCGCCTACCCTCACGCCGTCAAGCGCTACCGGGTGGCTAAATCTTGCCCTGTTCGGGTCTTATGCCAGTGCTGTGTAGACCTGGCCGGGGGTGGTGCCGAGTGCTTTGGCGATCTTGTTCAGGTCGCCGGTGGTGATGGGCCGCTCTCCGTTGAGCTTCGCAATGACTTGACGTGGGCGGATGCCAGTTAAGTCTGCGATTTGCTCGTGGGATAAGCCCTGCCCTCGCCGTTCCGCGTCTAAGTGTGCGGCGACTTCTATCTCAGTTGGGAAGGTCATAAGTAAGGACGATATACCCCATATGGCACGTTTGCAACTCACTACGCACGTTTCGCTACTCTGAGCACGTAATGACTACTTGGAGCACGGAACGTGTACTCGTCTTTGGAAGCGTGCTACTTGGATTGGGATGTTCCTTATTGCACGGAACGTGCGGAACCCGTATTGTGGCGGTATGCCCACAGGAACACGAGAAGAACCAGACGACTTCAACGAAGCCCTCATGACGGTCATTCGCGCCAAAATGGGAATGCTGCAGATGAACACAGCCGACCTATCCCGCAAGACCAACATCCCCCGCTCCACGCTGTCCCGCATCATCAACAGCAAGCGGATGCCGGACCTCAAGCAGATGCGACTCATCGCCATCGCCATCGACATGCCCATGGCACAACTCTTCACAGCCGCCGACGAAATCCTGGCCGGCCGGGACCCCTTCAAAGCCTGATGGTCAACAGCGCCACAAATCCGGCATAGAATACGTTTGTTATCGATTCTTGACACCACGAAAAGCCTGGGGACCTAACCGAATATGCACATCACCATCGACCAACTCCTGGTCGGATTCAGAGCCAAGCTGACAACTAACGCCCTCGGACGATTCCTGGGATTACCACCGGCAGAAGTCAGGGCCCGCATAGGGGCGCTCACCACCGACGAAGAAGCCCACATCAAAGAAGCCTTGGAGGGCAACATGCTCAGCCTGTTGGAACAGAACATCCTAACTTTCGAATCCCGCCCGCACCGGAACGCCGCCGAGTACCGGCGCGGCGTGCAGGAGAACTTCACTGAGAACGCCGTCATGTACGAGGTGCTGCTCAAGTCCATCGTGTCCAGGGATGAGGCGCGCGACTTCGCGCCGGCCGCTGTGGACCGTTTGCGCGCAGAGTTTGCGCAGGGTTCCCGCAGTGTTTGATCATTTTTTTTCGGGTAAAGCGTGCCTTATGACACGATCATGTGGCGTGGGGCACGTTTCGTTCACGAGGTCTGACCGTGCGCGGCCGGCCTAGCCTGCCCCTCGGGAAGCACGGGGACATCTGGACCCGCCGCGACGGGAAGCTGTACGTGGCGTTCTGCTACTTCCGGGACATGGATGGGGTCACGAGGCGGGTCAAAGCATCCGCGGCCACTGCCCAGTCCGCGAGGAACAAACTGCAGGACCGTCTCAGTACGCGCGTCGTCGGCGGGGCCGGGACCATCACCCCGGACTCCACCGTGACGGAGCTCGGGGAGGCGTGGTTCGCTGCGCTTGAGACTTCCCAGGCCACCAAGGACACGTACCGGCAGAAGATGGATAGGCACATCTTCCCTGCGATGGGTCAGGTCCGGTTGCGGGAGGTCACGGTGGGGCAGGTGGAGGCGTTCCTGATGTTGAAGCGGGGGACGCCGACGATCGCTAAGCAGTGCCGGCAGGTGCTCTCCCTCATGTTTGCGATGGCGGCCCGGCTGGACGCGGTGGAGTCGAACATGGTCCGCGATACGACGTCGGTGAAGCGCCCGGCCGGTAAGGGCAAGGCGATGACGATCGAGGACATTGATGCGTTCCGCGCCCATGTGAAGGCGTGGTGTGATGCGGACAAGCGCCGCGGCGACTACCTGGTGGACATGACGGACTTGTTCATTGCTACGGGGTTGCGGCCGGGGGAGTTGATCGGGTTGCTGTGGTCGGACTTTGACTTCAAGGCCCGGACGCTCACGGTGTCGGGCACTGTGAAGCGTGACTCGGTGAATGGGCTCCACCGGCAGCCGTACCCGAAGTCTGAGGCCGGGGAGCGGACGCTGGTGTTGCCGGAGTTTGTGTGGCCGATGCTGGCGGCCCGGAAGTTGGCGACGTCGGGGAAGGCTGTCTTCCCGGCCCGCGGCGGTGGGTGGCGGGAGTTGGCGAACGTGCGGCGCGCCTGGCGTGAAGCGCGCGGCGAGACGTGGGCCGACGTGAAGCCCAAAGACTTCCGAACCGCCGTCGCAACGATCATCGCGGCCGAGTCCGGTTCCGAAGCCGCGGCCGGGCAGTTGGGCCACGCCTCCGACGCTGTGACAAAGAAGTACTACATCAAGGCAGTACCCAAGACGCAAGACAACAGCGCGGTCCTAGGCCGCAGAACGAACGGTGGATGACATGGCAGAGATAGTAGACGTGCTCGCGGAGCATGTGCAGTCCGTCCGTAACCAGCGGTGTGCCTGCGGCTGGCGGGGCGACGTGAGTAAGAGCGTGATCGACCCGGACAACATCTACGCGCAACATCGCGCACACGTGGCCGAAGCCCTCGCTGTCGTCGTGCAGGAGAAACAGGCCGAAGCGCTCGAAGAAGAAGCACGGGGACTCGGTTGGCTGGGCGCGCAAGGCAACCTAGTCGAGCCCGATACCGCAATGGCTGGCGTTTCAGAGTGCCGGCGGATGATGCGCGCTACCGCGGCTAGGCTCCGCGCCCGCGCCGCCGAACTGAGGCAGTCGTGAAGGCGCCGAAACTGGGGACCGTCTATTTGTCCATCATGCCGGACCTGTCCGGTTTGAAGCGTGCCGTTGAGCGTGCCATACGGCACGAAATGGCCGACAGGCGGCGCGCTGCGGCCGTTTACTACGTCGCCCACTGTCGGCCGGCACCGTGGTCGCGGCGCCGGAAGCCGCTCATCCACAATGGGAGTAAGCCATGAACGTGAAGAATCTACACAATCAGGAGTGTGCACAGTGACGGTGACGGAGTTCTTGGAAGCCAGGATCACGGAAGACGAGGCGGCCGCGCGCCGCTGCGAGAAAGCGTTCCCCGGCAGTTGGGACGTGGAGGACCGCGGTTACCGCGCGCATGTCGTGTGCGACGGGCCGTACTTCCACCACGTCTCAGAGCTTGACCAGCAGCACACCAACGTCGAACACATCGGCGGCGCATTGCAGATGATCGCGGACTTCAACCCGGCGCGGGTGCTGGCTGAGTGCGCGGCGAAGCGGCAGGTCATCGAAGCCGCCCTTGACGATGCCAACTCGATCGACTTGGAGTTGGCGTGCTGCCACAGTGTCGAGAAGCTACGCGCCAATCTCTGCCCAGTGTTCGCGCCAGGGCCAAGAGCTATCCGCGCGCTGGCCGCCGTCTACAAGGACCACCCGGACTACCGGCAGGAGTGGGCGCTGTGAGCTTCCTGCAGGTCTACGAGAAGCACCCGCACGCGGACGCTTACCGTGTCGGCGGGTTCTACTCCCCATACGCGCTCGTGTCCCGGGAGAAACGCTTCACGGACGCCGAGCTCGCCGCCGAATGGCACTCGACAGACATCGAGCAAGAGCAGGAAACGATCCTGCGCTTCGCCACCCTTCCACACTACGACAAGGACGAAACACCATGAGCATTCCCGAAGAAGCGGTAGAGGCCGGGTGGGAGCAGGCGCGTCAAGATGCGGACGGCTACCCATACCCTGAGAAAGAAGAAATCCGCCGCATCCTCGAAGCCGCGGCGCCGTCCCTGCAACGCGAGGCGTGGCTACTAGGCCACGCGGCCGGGCGTGACTACCAAGGCGACGGCTGGAACAGTGACGCCCACGACCCTGCCCTGGACAACCCGTATGCCAAAGGCCAGGCATACATCGTGGAGTGCGAGGACTTGGGGCCGGGGGACAAAATCTGGTATCCGAACCTGTTCGAGCTTGAGCAGGACTGCGGCCCTTTCCCGTCCTGCTGTGTGCCCAAGCCGGTAGGTCCCGACTATGACGGGCCTAAATGGGTTCCTGAATAAGTGGCCCTTTTCCGGCCCTTTGCCTGTTTTTGGGCAAAAGAAAAAGCCCGTCCCAACCAGTGTTTTCGCTGGTGGGACGGGCTTTTTCGTGGTGCACCCCCCGGGACTCGAACCCGGAACCCATTGATACCGGGTCCGGCTCGCTTGACACTACGGGGAAGTACGCTATGGCACTCTGCACTTCGTTGAATTGGCGCGGTTTTTGGGGGATGGCGCGTTGTGCCATACGGCACGATACGTTCTGGTACTCTGGACTTCTACGAATAAGTGGCCCTTTTGTGGCCCTTTTTCCCGTTCCTCACCCACAAGGAGACAGCATGGCCCAGGCCCCATTCCTCACCCAGCACGACGCGATCGTGGAAGCCTACGAGTCCGAAGACTTCCTCGCCCGACTCCACGCCATCATCAACGAGAAGGGCGCCCTGACCGCCGCAGAGTGGCAGCACGAGCTACAGGAAGCCCGCAACGCCGCAGCCAGCCACTCAGCCGGCTACGGCGACGGGCCCGCGCGCTAAGCCTCGTGCTTGCCCGGGTACGTGGGCGCCGCCGCGGCGCCCAGCACTGCCCGGGTCAGCCAGTCAGGCAGGCGCGGCTCAAGCCACCGCCAGAAGGCGTACCAGGCGGCGATGATGACCGCCGTGAGCACGGGCAAGATGACGTCGGACAGGCCCAGCAAGTGAGCCTGCAGTGGCGCCAGCGGCGGCACGACGCCGATGAGCCAGGCAACGAGGCTGCCCCACAGGGCAGGGACGAGGGTGCGGAGAATGGATGTCAGCAGCATTACTTTGCCACCTCCGGGATGTCGAGCGGTTCGACAGTGACCGTGGGAGCTACGGCGACAGCCGCAACGCCTGCGTCAATGATCGCGTCGAAGTGCTGGGCAACCGCGACGGCGAACGTGGCAGGGTCCACCTTGCCGCTGGCGTCGGCTTCCGCGTATGCCTTGAAGGCGTCCCGCAGTGCTGCGCGCGTCTCGTTGATGCTGGCCTGGTGGTACTGCTTGAACAGGGTGGTGGTGAAGTCGTAAATCTTGGCGATGCTCGCCTCATGGTACTGGCGGAACAGGGTGGTGGTGAACTGGTAAATCCGGTCAACGGCGTCAGCCATGTCATCCTCCTGGATGGTTCCTTGGGCGGCGAGTCCGCCCCATACGGTTGTCGGGTCGATGCGCCCGTAAATCTTGCCGGCGCCGGTCGGGTAGGACAGATCCACGATCCGCTCCGTGTGCAGATGCGGGCCGAGCACGCCGTCCTGGCCGCCTGAACTGTCGCCAGAGAGCGCGATCAAATCGCCCTCGTTGACGAACTGGCCCTTCTGGACCTTCCACGCGGACAGGTGCGCGTACACGTCGATGTCGCCTGGTGCGTGCTGAACCAGCAGGAGCCGGCCGCCGAACCGCTGGTAGAAGAACCAGCGGGCCGCCCAGTCGTTGGGACCGCCCGGCAGGTTCACATCCCAGTCGCACCAAAGGACGGTTCCGCTGCGGGCCGCCCTGACAGGCGTGCCCACCGGGCAGCCGACGTCGGTCCCGGCGTGGCCGTCCTCCTGATAGTGGCCGTAAAGCGCCACAAGGACCTGAACTTGCGTGCCCTGCAGGTTGCCGACGACGCCGCGGGTGGGGAGGCTTGCGAAGCCCTGGGTGATGGGGAACTTGCTGTCTACCGGACGCATCAAAACCACCGCCTTTTCTTGTGCCGCATTTCGTTGATGACTGTCCACTGCTGGCTGTCCGAACGCTCCAAGCCACCAAGGATCTTCAAGACCTGCTCGTTGTGCTTGTCCTGCGCTTCAAGCTTTTCCAAGACGACGTCGTGCTTGCCGTCAATGTCGTCTCGGAGGTTCGACTTATGGCTGTTCTGCGTTTGGCTCCGGGATATGGCGGCATCTCGTTTGACCTTCTTGAGGTCATTGACGATCAGGCCGAGAGCAGCCGTTAGGACAGCGCCGATGGTTCCGATGAGGGCGATGATTACTTGCTCACTCATGGGCGGCCCTAGGAGACGTAGGCGAAGGGCATGTTGCCGTTCGCTGTGATCGCCGCCGCGGTGGACGGGGTGGACGCGGCGTTGGTCAGGGATCCGGTGCTGTCGCCGTTGAGGATCGGCGCCAGGGCGATGCCGGCCCCGGTGCTCGAGGCGATGCCGCGGAGCGCAGTCGGCGTGGTCGCAACCTCACAGATGCCCACGTAGAACAGGCCGTCAGCGGTCACGGTGTACGTGCTCGCCAGCGGGATCGTGAGCGCGGAACCGGAGTTCCACGTGGCGGTGTTGTCCGCCGTCGCCCGCAGCAGGTTCCTCGAGGCGTCGAACAGGCTGAACCAGCGGTTCGTGAGGCCCGTGACGGCCGTGCCGCACAAGTACGTCAGGCTGGTCACGACAGTGCCCTTGGGCAGCCACACAGCCGACAGCCGCAGCGTCCCGGACGTGAGGGCCGGGACGACGGTGCCGGTGATGTAGCGGCGATCCAGCGTCACAGCCAGGGCACCGGACGGTGCGTGCCGCAGCGCGGAGCCGTCCAACTGGCCCTTGTTCACCCCGTCGCCGGAATCGACGCCGGACGCGACGACTGCCTTGCCCGTCGCACTCAGCAGGACATACGACGTCGAGAGATTCCAGTTGGCAGCCGTGAACGAGGCGCCGGACGTGTGCGTGGTCTTCGCTGTGACCACATCACCTGTCGGGCTAATGACCGGCTGGCCGGCCGTGTAAGCGGTGGTCGGGGTCCAGTTGACCGCCACGGCGGCGGGCGCCAACCTCGCGGGGAGGTTGGCGTCCGCTGCCTTGACGGACGTGGGGAGAGTGTTGTCTGACCCCACAGAAACTACGGTGCTTCCCATTGTTTCTTCGTCCTGTCGTTAGAGCGAGAACTGGTCGTAGAGCCCCAGCGCTTGCGCGTAGATGTAGTCGCCGCCGAAACGGCTGATCGTGCCGGCCGGGATTGCCGTGCCAGGCGCGTAGGGCCGGTTGTAAACCTTCACGATTGAGGCGTCCCGGTGCTGCAGGAATGCCTTGGTCGAGTCGGGGTTCTTGCTGGCCTTGCCGCGGCGGATGGTTTCCTGCGGGTTCGCGTACCGGACGGCGCCGGCCACGTTCTTGTTCGTGGACGACAGGAACATGTGCGACATAGCCAGGTCGTTCTCAGCAACCAGCGGAGTTTCGGCGCCGATCAGGTCAGCGCCGTTCCGGTAGCCGTTGCCGATGGACGTAACAAGCTGGTCGAACAGGGCCATGCTCCCGGGGAGCATCATGTGGTAGTTGTCCCCAAGCTCGATCGCCGCCAGAGCCTTCCACCGCCCAGTGATGGTCACCTGGGAGTTGGCCCGGATCAGGTGGCTTGTGGCGAGCTCAACAAGGTTGGTGGACCCGGTGCTGCTGTTCCGGCCGTAGACGCGCTGCACGAGCTCGAAACTCGTGAGCGCCCGGTACGCGCCGGTAGCCATGCCATCGACGTCAACCACCACATCCCCGTCGAGGTAGACCGGGGCGTCCGCCTGGTACATGGTCGCAACGCCGTGGTACGGCATCCACTCCAAGGTGGATCCGCCCGCGGGCTG